TTTGTCTTCTAAGTACGGTCGCGATTCGGTGGCAACATACTATGGTGAAACTAAACAGGAAGATCGTCAGGCAACTGTGGATAAGTTCCAAGATATCCACAGCCCTCTTCGATTTTTTGTAGGGCAACCTAAGACAGGAGGTTATGGCATAACACTGACAGCCGCTAACACGATGATATATTACAGTAACAGTTATGACCTTGAAATTAGATTACAGTCTGAAGATCGTGCGCATAGAATAGGACAGAAGAAAGCTGTAACATACATAGATCTAATTGTAGAGGATACTATAGATGAAAAAATCGTTAAATCTTTGCGTGAGAAGATAAATCTAGCTGGACAAGTTTTGGGCGAAGAACAGAAAAGGTGGTTACTTGATTAAGCCTTGTCTGTATTTGTTTACTCTATCATATGTAAGCAGCTCCTTACGAGCACGCTGTGCATATGAACAATGTATCCAGCCTGTGTTGCCGCCTGTGTAGCACTCCAAGATGAGTTGATCAAAGACTAGGTTGTCTCTAATCCATTGTGCCAACAGATAGTTATCTACGTTAGCCACTTCAAAATCTGCCGCCTGACCCTTGCAATGTTGTGAGTTCTTAGAGCTGCCGATGGCTATTGAAAGCTCTGGACAGCGGTACCCACTTGATACAATAAAGCTACCAAACTCATCACGAACTGGTTGCAATATATTGTCTGCAAGCATTTTTAAATTTTCTATAGCTTCAGAGTTTGGTGTATTGTTAATACCTTTGCGCTCTGCTGTCTGGCTTTTTGTTAACTCTGCCAGAGTAAAGTTTTTACTTAACTGCATGTTATTATCCGAATAATTTATATCTGTTAGGGTTCATATTATACAGATCTATGGCTCGTTTGTATTGAGCGCTTGGACTATTGCTTAAAGTAGCTATACCAGTTTGAGGTATGCCTTCTGAACCACCGTTTAAATTTAAGTTCATATTATATCCTGTAGTTGTTGTGCCACCTAAAGCCCTTGTAAGTGCGCTTGTCATCATAGAAGCTGGAGTGGGAAGTCCTCCCTGTGCTCCAGGACTGGTGACAGAGGTGATATTACCTTTTGAGTCATAAGTGTAAGAGGGTTGAACACCTTGTTTTAAAGACTCAAGGGCTTGTTTGTTCATTTTATCCCTTAAATTAAAAACATCAAAAGGAATTTCACCTACTAAATTACCGCCAGTGGCTTTTCCAATTTGTGTTGCTACAGTCATATCATCTTGATTGTTACCAGAATCTTCATAATTAGTATATCCGTAGTCAACATCGGTATAATCTAAATCATCATCTTGACCATATTCATCAACAGCTCCACCTTCTCTCATAGGCTTAATCATTCCTGAAATAATATCATTAGGAAACAAAGATGCATATTGAGCTCTATTTATATTCGCGGGGGCGGCGGAGGAGATGCCACCACCCGCGGGAGCGGTGTTCAATCCGCTCAAAAATGGTTGACTTGAGGCTACTTGGGTGGTGGGAATACCCTCTTGTATACTCGGCTCAACCGAACTCATATCTCGTCTTTCTAAAAATTCAATTGTTTCATCTGTAGGTATACTATCTTCTTCACCAGCTTCTCTTATAACACTAGGTGCGATCTTTACAGACTTATCAATGCCTAAGGTATTAGCGCCTTTAATTAATATGTTTGCAATATTATTTTGAATTTGAATTTTTTCTTTTTCACTTTTTGGCTTCTTAATAAAGTTTAAAAACAATTGCTTGTTAGTAAATAACTCTGTAACCAAGTTTAATTTTTCACTGGCAGGCATGTTAATTAAAAGGCTTCGTAAAAAGTTTGCACCTTTACTAGCCATCATAATAGATCCAGGGCCAGGCTGTCCGCCAGTCAAAGCTGAACCAGCTCTTGTACCGATTGCAGAACCACTTATGGCTACAAAGAAATCAAACAAAGGACCGACTTCTTCTAACAGCTGCTCATTTATCACACCGTTCTTCATTAAGTTACCAGCGTTTTCTGCAATCTCTAATTTAATTAATTGTTTTGTAATGTAATCAATTTGTCTTACCTGATCAGGTTTAAATATTCCTTGTGATCTTAACAAGCTCATCATAGTTACAGACGGATTGTCAGACATAGGCTCATAAAAAGATCTATACAAAGCTTTGGCGTTGATGATACCACCTGTTCCACCAGCATTTATAAAAGCTCTATTAATTATAGCCTCACCCATAGCTTGTTTTGCTTGATCTTCAAAGGTGCTTCCTTTTAAAGATCTAAAAAGTTTCAACATACCTCTGGTTGGTTGATCACCTTTAAGAGCTGCTTCAATAGCTGTAATAGGATGCTGACCATTTATCATCTTAGATAAATATTCTGTATTCTTTATACTTTTCTTAACAGCGGCATTTCTAACATCCCACATGGAGAACAGTCTTTGTGCATTAGAAACTGTTGATAGATCTTTATCTAAATTAGGAAATAAACGTAAGAGCTCTTTGTTTTTTTCTCTCCAAGAATCTAATTTTTTTTGATCTATTTGTGGTACAGTTGTATCTTTAAACTCGCCTATGACAGGTACTTTGGTATCAGATATAAGTTCTTTGCGGACAGTTCTTAGGTAAGCATCCATGTTTTGACGAATAGACAGGCCATTCTTTTCAGCTCCTTTGAAGCCCTTATCCACAGCAAAGTCTGACAAGTTTAATATTTGTGTTGCTCTCTGCTCTATAACAGAAGGCTTACCTGTCATTACTTCACCTAAAAGATATTCAGGATTTATGTATTTTTGTCCAGTTGGTTTTTTTAATTTAGTTTTACCAACAATAGTTCTTGTTATGGCATTGTTAGAAGCTACAGAAAAATCTAAGGCCGCCCTGTATTTTGCGCCAGAGTTTGGTGCAAAGTCTTCTAATTCTTGTAGAATGGCTTCAGAAAACTCTCCTGCAATCCTAGCATAATCTTTATTTGGGTTTGGCCCTGAGCTATATTCTCTAGCTAATTGATTAGCTGCTCGTCTTATATCAACAAGCTGTGCAACAGTTATAGGCTTAAACGGATCTGGTTCTTTGCCTGTAACACCTCTATCTCTTAAAAATTTTATACTAGTAGGAGCAAACCTTAATTCAGGATCATCGTTAAAAAAACCAGCTCCACCCGCTTCTTCTCTTTTAAGATTTCTTAAAATTTGAGAGTCAGTGTACAACATATAATCATTTATTTGAGTTCTTTGTTTTTGAGTTAATTTAACCCTTGGATCATCTAGAGCTGCTTGTAAAATTCTATTTTGTGTAATCAAAGTAAGGCTGTCTGTAGGTATTCTTTGTGTCTGATTATCAGGCATCAAGGTTCCATTAAACATTTGATAATAGTCCACTTGACCAGCTTCCATTTTTCCATCCATAAGCGTACCTGTTGCTTTAGAACGAGCATTATCATAGAGAGGATTTCCAGGATTAAAATCACTATTAGGCATTGCATCAATACGGCTATTAGCATAACCATCTGCACTTAGTATTTTTTCTATATCTCTAGTAAAAGGAACATTCTTGCCTTTTAATTCTTTTTCTGTTTTCTCTATTAAACTATCTACGGTAGGATCAGCTTCTTTTGATTTATATAAATTAAAAAATCTAGACAAAGGACGTAATGCAATGTCTTTTTCAATATCTGTAGAAGGATTAGGTTTTTTATTAGACATCCAACTTTGCATAAAATAAGGGGGATCTTCTGGATCTATTTCAGTAATCACCTCTTTATTATCAATTTTAGACCAAAGTTTTCTTTCTTCATTTCTAATTTTATTTATTTGTGAATTTAATAAATCAGATATTTTTTTATTTATTAATTTTAATTTTGCAGGATCAGACATGCCTCTCTTGCCTACATTTAATAATTCTAATCCTGCACCGAGTCTATTCATAGCGCTTTTTACTCTAGTGCCTACAGCAAACTCTATAGCAGATCGTCTGAACTTTGCAGCCTCACTCAAAACACCAAAGGCTTTTTTGGGCTCATCATCTATTCTACCCAACAACTTCAAGTAATTCGTAAGACCTGTTCTCATTTTGGTAGAACTATTTCGTGCATAAACATCTAAATCTGTATTTGTTTTTCTTAACGATGCTTCAATTATGCTTAACAATATTTCATCAGATTCTTGGCCCACGGTCGGAGAGAAGTTAGCTTCAGGAAAAATTTCATTAAATGTTTTTATATTATTTGGATCAGACAAAGCTTCAAAAACAGCCACAGGATCTCTCTCATATCTTTGTAAAATACTAACAATATTGTTTACTTGATTTTCTTGAGCTCTGTTTTTCAAACCTTCAAGTCCGCTAGCTTTGACAGCGCTAAATTTATCTGCAATGAAATTAGCCATAGATGTAGATGCTTTTGTAGCTAAAACAGGTAGACTACTGCCACCAGCTATTTCAAATAATAATCGTGTGCCTGTAGCTCCTGGATCTACTTTCTCTGCAGCAAAAGCTCCTATAGAGGCCCCACCTATAGCTGCAACATCTCCTGTTGCAGTCAAAGCACCAAACCTTATGTTCTCTCCTTTGGTTCTAAAAGGACTACCTCTATATGCTGTTGAATAATTTTTAAAAAAGTTTTCTACGCCAGCAGATAATCTAACGCCAGCTGGCACAGTAACATCATCTGCCAAGTTATCTATGATGGCTTTTGTGCCCCAATCTAAATTTCTAGGTATCATAAAAGGAAAAATAAGGCCTGTGCTACCACCTACACCTGTTCTTATCATCTCTTTTATTGCTTTTTGTTGTCCTGGAGTAGTTACAGATTCAGCTCCTAAAACATATTCATCTAACTGATCTGCTATTGAATATGTCATTGTGCTTGTTGTTAGACCAAAAAATATAGGCGGTAAAAATTTAGCTGCGGCTTCTGGTATGCTTTTAGGTGGGCCACCCTTTAACATTAATTTACCAGCCCTTTTGACAGTTTCACCAAAAACATATGCGGATGGTAAAGCTCTGAAGAGCTCTCTCATAATAGTATCTTCAATATCAACGTCATTCAGTGTCGTAAAAAACTTTAATATTTCACTGTCAGTCATTTTTCTTTGAGCATCAGGTCTTTGAGAGAAGTTACCTGATATTTCTCCTGACTGCATTTTAGGGTCGTTAATAAAATTTAAAATGGTAGCTGTTCCATCTTTCAAACCCTTATAGGTTAAAAAGTTTGGGTCTTTTTTCATTTGTTCTTTGTAATCTGTGGTGGCGTAAGACATGACAGCGTCCTGTGCCAAGAGAGATGGAGCTTCTTTACCAAACTGTAGAATAAATTGATCTACATCCTCTTTACTATACTTGATACGGTTGCCACTTAAATCAATAGGAGACATGGTATTTGTGGTTTGATTTTCCATATATTACTCCCTTGTTTTACCTATACCAATTAATTCACCAGAACCAAACTTATTTTGAGCATCACTTGCTTGTGTAGTACCAAACTCAGGATTTAATCCTGGCATTCTCTTCTCAAACAATAATATACCTGTTTGTAATTCAGAAATAACTTGTAATATTTCTTTAGATTCTTTTCGTGCCTCTTCAATTTGTTTTTGGCTAAAATCTGTAGGATTGTTCATAATACCCACAGCTAATTTATATTTAGATGCAACAAAATCTCTGAGGCCTACCATGCCATCGTACAAGGTAACATCATTTTGAAAAATGCCACCCTCTAATACTTTAGTAAAGTTTCTTAAATTTTTAGCATCTTCTTTAAATAATCTACCTGTTACCGTTTCTCTTGCCAAAGAATTAACTTGTACGTTCAAGGCTTGAAATGCTTTTTGAGCTTTTTTAACTTCAGCTTGATCTTGTGTGAAAAATCCTGTGTCTTTGAAACCTGCAGACTGCAGTGCTCCTGCAAGCGGTAAAAATAATTTAGACACGGCTATGTCTATACCACCTGCTGCGTCAGGATTTATATTCTCTTTCATCAAACTAGTTGTTACTTCATTACTTATTTTGTCAAAATCTACTTTACCATCAGGAAGTATATAACTGTCTTTTATAGCATTTGTTTCTACTTTTATAGGTAGACTTACGTCTGTAAAGCCATTCTCTATTCTCTTTTCAATGGCAGATACAACGGCTGGACTTAATGATTGTGGTGGTCTTGTAACATATCTACCAGCTTGTTGATTAAAAGTAGTCTTTGACTGGTTGAAATAAGATATGGCATTGGCCATCATCAAAGAGGTATTCTCATCTAAAGTACCGTCTGCAAATTTTCTCAAGTTTGAAGCATTGTTAAGTACTCTGGTGTACACACCATCTATATTTTTACCAAACTCTGAGTTAGTCAAAGCTAATTTTTCTAAAGCTATCTTCTTATTTTTATATGATATATCAAGTAAATTAAAAGCTTTATCATTATCTATTTTTTCTTTGTCTAGTCGTGTCATCTCACTTCTATAAAAAGTCAAATCTGATTGTACTTGCTTTCTAAACATCAAGTCTTGTTGTTTAAAAGCGTTCTCTAACAATTGTTTTTCTTTTTGTAATTCAATTTTTGCAGCACCCTGAGCGTTTTCTATTGCACGCTGTGCTTCGTCAAGTTCTTGCTGTCTTTCTTTTAATAAAGTTTCTCTTTCTTTAAAGGCGTTTATTATAGCATTTTGTGCCTTAGCTTCCTCAAACTTGTTTTCTTTTAAAAGTTGTTCTCTAGCAAATTCTGCTTTTTTTCTAGCCTCTGTTGTTCTATTTAAATCAAGTTGACCTGCATTTATTTGTATTTGAGCCTTCTTAATATTGTTACTTACTTCTCTAAACTGAACTAAATTAGCTTCTCTTTTCTTATCAAAGTCTAATCGTTCTCTCTTGAACACTAAGTTGTTATCGTTAATAGCTATTTTTGTAGAATTATTTTGATTTGCTATGAACTCAGATGATTTGATTTGTGTATCAAGCTGTGACTTATCAAAAGTTTGTTTATCTTTTTGTAATACCAAAGCGTTAGCGTGTTTAGTCGCTATGTTAGCTACTTCAAAACCTTGTTTTAATTCTAACTTATCAATATCAAAGCCTTGAGCTATACCCATTTCTATTTTTTTGTTTTTGAAATTTATGTTAATCTTTTCTATTTCTTTTTCGTGGGCCGCGTCCTGAGAGGCAGCTGCTATTTCTGCTTCAACGTCTTTTAATAATAACGTAAATTCATTTGCTTTTTTTACTTTGTTGGCATCGTTACTGGCTAAGATAGCATCTCTTTCCTTTACTAAGTTAGCTTTAAACTGCTCTAAATTTAATTTAGCTATATTACTATTTACTTGACGAGTATCTTTTTTTGCCTCTACAAATTGAGTTTTTGCTAAATCTATGCCTCCTGCAAGCATAGTTTTTCTTTCACCTATTGTTGCGTCAACCTTTTTAGCGGCTAACTGTCCAGCCAAACTTAAAGCAGCTGTCTTTGGGGCTTGTTCTTCAGCGGCTTTTTCTTTTATAGCTTGAGCAGATCTAGCGGCAATAGTTGGAAATAATTTAGTTCTTTCTGCAGCCATAGCTAATCGTTGGGCAGGGCTTAACCCAGCTTTCTCACCTTCCATAGGACTGGCAAAAGCAAGAGCTGTGTTAGCTATGTCAAACAAAATTTGAGACTGTAGCTGTTTTTTTCTAGTATCAGGATCTGTAAATTGCATGTTCTTTTGAAACAAAGGCAAAAGTTTTTGATAGTCAGTCTGTATACCAGTAGTAATATCATCAAAGCTAGTTAAAGGTGTGATGCTTCCAACCTTTACAGGCCCGCCTTCTTCAAAAACAGGAACTGGATCTTCATCACCTCGGCGGCGAACTTCGCCGCCTAACTTAAAATTTACGGGTGGCTCGTTACCAACCCCCATATTTCCGCTAGCCGCCATTGACATAATGCCTCTGCCCATATCGCCTTCTATGGGAGTATTCATCTGTTCTTGAGCCATTGGTCCTATGCCCTGATCAACTAAAGCTAATTCAACAACTGGCGTGACCAAAGTTAAAACACTCTCTGGCGTTTGATTTGCATCTTCTTGCCCAACTATTGTTGCCAAATCACCTCTTCTTTCTTCTGTACTTTTTTCATCTCCAGTAACGCTATCCATCATGGCTTCAAAGTTAGGTGCCATTTCTGGGTCACTAAAACCTGCCTGACTAGCTTGACCTACCATGTTTCCAACTATATTTGCATCCATAGCAGGAGAAGAGTTCATAATCCCGCCCGCAGGTACGCTGCCTCCCTCTTGCATGGCAACAATGGGTAAAGGACCTCTTTCTCTAACCTCCATTGCTTCATCTAGATCACGAAGATCTCGTTGATCTGCTCTTTCTGTTGGAAAAGTAGGTGGTCCGAAAGGGCTATATTGAAAAGTTGCCCCTGAGTCTGCTCCAACCATTTGATCACCTAACCTTAAAGCACCCATAGTTCCGACCTGCTCTTCAAAATTAGAGGGTGGTGGTGTACGAAGAAAAGTGCCACTAGGGTCGAATTTTTCAAATATTCCAAACTCTCGTGGATCTAAATTTGTACCAAAAAATTTATTATAATCTTCTACTGTAGTGCCAGGATTATCCCTGAAAAAACGTACTATATTATAAATATTATTAGGATCAAACCCTACTGTTGCTATATCTTCTTCTGTTTGTGGGCTCTGTCTTTTTACTACTCTACCACCCTCTTGATATTTTTTAGCTAATTCTGGGTTCATCTTCATTTGCACTTCTTCAGGCAATTTAGAAAAACCCTTAAATTCATTAGGCACGGCTGCTCCACCTTCTCGGAACATTTGCCGTTGCATTACGCTTCTATTCATTATCCGAATAACCCCGCTTGTCTTGCTCCAGCACCTGCCGCTAAACCAGCAATACCTAGTCCTAGATACTGTTGAAACGGTGACACATTAGGTGATGTGGATTGTGTTATAGTTTGTTGTGTCGTAGGCGTTTTACTATATATGTCAGATAAAAATCCTAGTCTTTGGTACGGCTCGTATATTTGTGCTAAATTACTTTGTCTTTCCGCTTCTAGTTCTGCCTGATCCTGAGCTTGTAGTAACTGACCTATCTTAAAAGCTCCTTCAACATCTCTTTGTCCTAGACCTTGCATAGTCTCTCCAAGAGCCGCTTGTCTCAAACCAAGTTGACTTTGTTGCCCTGCAAGTCCAGCTATGCCTTGTCCGAGCTGTGTTTGTCTTGCTAACTCTCTTTCAGCAGCACCTTGAGCCTGTAAAAAGTTTTGAGCTTGCGCTTGAGCTAAAGCAGCCGCTCTGTTTCTGTCTATTTCAGATTGTGCTATTTGACCTCTTGAACCACCAAAAGCTCCTGATCCAACAGCACCAGCTCTAGCCTGATTTAACTGCATATCAAAAGATCTATTGATCTCATCTGCCACAGCCTGTTGAAATGGGTTCATGTTTCTAGTAATCATTTCTTGTGTAACAGGACCAGCACCAGCTCTTAAAGCAGCTTCAACACCACCTAATGTTTGTCCAGCACCACCAACCGTTTGTCCTGCCTGTTCAAGAAAAGGCATAAAAGATCCAAGACCTGCTTGAGCTTGTTTTCTAGCAGCTTCCTGAAGACCCGTGAGCCCTGCAACCTGTTGCGTTGGTAAAGTTATACCTTGATCGGCAAGTTCTTTAGCAGACTCAAGTAGTCCAATACGATACGCTTCTATTTCAGGGGTTTCACCAACCTGTTGTATAATGGTTTCTGTTGCCATTATGCCATCGCCCTTCCGCGTTGCTCTAAGTTTCTCATAACACTATACATGTTATTTATACCTTTGTTAAGGTTTCCATTTCCTAAACCTTTAACAGCGTCTGTAGTCATCACAAACTCTCCAGGCATTAGCATAGCTCTTACACTATCTTCGTTAGGTATACCCTCATCAGGCATTATGCCGCCTGTTCTTCTAGGAAATATCTCTCCACCTTCAGCTACATTCTGTGTAAAGACAGGCGGATTAAAAACATATGGATTATATTGAAAACCAAAAGAAGTATCTCTTGTAAAGGGACCTTGAGCTTGATTGACGGTTGTATCTCCTACTTTAAATCTATCAGGATCTTCTTGATAAACATCTAATCCTGTTCTTGATGGCTCTAATTCTTCTTGTTCAGGAGCATCAAAAAATCCTGTAGATGCTCCCACCGTACCCGCTAGCGCTAGACTAGGTCCGTAAGTTCCCATGAATCCAGGGCTCAACTCAGCTGCTTTCTTAACAGCTTCTTTGTATATAGCGTCATTTGCACTAATTTTTGTTATATCTATGTTATTTGCCTTTAAAACATCTGCGGCTGTTACGTTTCGCCCGCCTGTAAAGGCATCAAAATAATTACCTTCTTTTAAACTTTCTATGGCTCCTACTCTATCAACGCTTGCGCCAAGACTTGGATCTATACCTTTTGTAGGATCAAGAGCTATATTAGATCTAGTTTTCGGAGCAAGAAGAAGGTCTGATTCTTTTTTTGCTGCGGCTTGTATAAGGCCGTCATCAGGTCTGCCTAAATCAACAACTCTTCCATCTGCATTAACTTGATATAATCTACCATCTTCTCCAAGACTAGGCTTGTTTAATATAGAGTCAGATACTTTATCAATGCTTCCAGATGATGTTGATGCTAAATTTGTGGTAGGTGCTTGATAAGTTCCAAAAAAGTTACCTTGACCTATTCCAGCGGCAGTTTGTCCGAACCTGCCTGCGGGATCTGCAAAAGCTTGGCTAATACCTGCAGTGCCCCCAGTAATACCAGAATACACAGCACCACTAGCACCAGCTAAAACAGCGTTTCTAAGTGCGTCTTCTGGACTACCACCACTTATAAGTGTTCCTATACCAGAACCTAATGCAGCTCCATATATAGGTCCTAATGGTGTGGCCGCTAAAGCAAGAGGTAAGATAACAGGCGCAGCTTTCTTCAAAGCCTTACCTACACTTTTGGCAATACTACTTACGCCTCTGCTTACCTTTTTAAATAATTTTTTTAAAAAAAACTCTGGTAAACCTGTTGTTGGGTTAATACTGTTTTCTTGTGAACCCACTACATATCTCTCAGGGTCCTCTACACCTAGCTCTCTTAAATGTTGAAATATGCTTTCTTTCAGGGCAGGGCTTCTATCAATCAAGGCCCGTGGGACAATGAGCTCGCCTGTTTCAACGTGAGCCACAGTGTCATCACCGTATCGACCAAAGTTAGCCATTTTCTTACCAACGTCAGAAAACTGCGCAATACCGCTTGTGCCATATTGTTCTTTGAGCTCTTCAGCTTCTAAAAGCTCTATCTGCTCATCAGTCATTACAAAGTCTGCAATACCGCCTGCTGGTATGTCTTCTTTTTTAAGAGCTTGGTCCATGTTCCAAAGTTTACCCTATTTTAAAAGTTTGTACAATACTATATCCTTGATATCGCACTTGTTGTAACTCTTGTCTTTGATAATTCTTGTATACTGGCTACAACATGCAATCTATTAGCTGTCGCTGCTTGTACTTTTAATATTTCTCCACTTTGCAATATTAAATCTTTTGTAAGTAATTCTATGGTTGTATTCGCTCCTACAGTTTTGACTTTGAATAAACTAAATGTATCACTACCACTTACAAGTTGAACTGTTATTGTATCTGCATTACCACTGTCTTCAGATACTAAGATAGAGTTAACAACAGCAGCATTGAAATCGGCATCACTAGGAACTGTAAACAAAGTTGTAAGATCCGTTGTGGTTAAATCTACCTTTGCGTTTGTTACACCTTGAATATATTGAGGAATACTAGTTATAAGCATCAGCGTCTACCGTCCGTTCTTATATCCACTCTAGGTGTACCTAATTTATATTTTGTCCCCAGTGATGTAGAATCAATTCTTAATGCAAAAGATCTACCTCGTAAACGATAATTTAATTTTTCTGTAAACTGCTCTACAGGACTAGTAGCTGACCTTTGGGCCGTGGCCTGTGTAGTCTCATTAAAATTTGCCCCAGGATTATTTCTAGATTTCATAGTAAAAGACACATCTGGATTAACACTTGTCGATCCAGTAAATGTGATATCTGGTATAACTTGTTTTATAAACAAGAACTTATCGCCATCTCCTATATCAATAGCTGAAGATTCTATGAAGGATGTCATGGCAGATCCATCATCATCAAACCCAACCTCATGATTATAAAGCAACGAACTACCAGTAGCTTGCGGAAGATTTCTTATACCTCTGTCAAGCCATGCGTCTCTTGCTAATGTTCCGTAATACCAAACTTTTTCTAAATAATTATACGCAACGTATTTATCTATTTGTGTACCAGCAGATGATGGATAAAACCACAATATTTCACTAAACTCTGAATTAAGTCCTACATGTACTTTATCACGCTCTGCAAAATTAAAATCTAAAAATACTTTATCTTTTACTGTGCATGGTAATTGTATTGTTTGACCCCCAGAATAAACATAGAACGTATCTACACCCATCCAAAACACGGCATCCTCAACAGCTATTGCAGAAAATGGACTCATTATAGTTATATTCTTTGATAATTCTTGCAAACCAAACGTAAATGGTGGACCTATGAACTTCATGGCGTGTAGTGTTTTGTTAGTAAAGACTAATATCTGTTGTTTTGTTTCAACAGCTTGTACAAAGGTAGATCCACCACCTAACCTCAAATCACCTGCTGTATTAGTAGCAGTTGGAAAAAAGTCCACTGGATTTTCTTGTGAGGAGAAACGTATTAACAATGGATCTTGTATGCCGTTTCCTTGTGTAGCAGACGAGTTTGCACCTAATCCATCACAACCAAAGACAATAACATGTCTGTCTTGATCTGATACAAGAACTTGTTTAGCTATTGTTGGCACACTTGTTTCTCCAGAGTATGTACTT